ACCATTTAGAAAAGGTAATGAATAAAAATAAAGATAAAATTACTACTTTTCCACTTGGAATTATTCCACAGAAAGAAGGTTGGGATGAATTTACTGTAATGTACTATGCAGATGCTCATGGTTACTTATTTATAGATGAAACTAATCCTCAAGCATTACAAGCTTTACAGTACATTAAAGTATTAGATATGTCTTTAACCTCTTATATAAAAGAGCTATACGATATATTAAGAGCTATTAAAGAAGACTACGATGAAGCTATTGGATTTAATAGGCAACGTAAAGGTGCTACAATGGCATCCGATGGAAAAGCTGTTACTGAAGAAGCTTTATATAGAAGTAGTACAGCTACAGAAGAATTATTTAGACAGCATGAAGAAACTATTCTTGTTGACCTTAATGGATTATTACCTCTTACACAGGTAGCTTGGCGTAAAGGTAAAAAAGGTGTTTACCTTTCACCTAAACAAAAAGAGGTAGAATATGAATTAAATCCAGAAATATTTCCTTGGATAGAATACGGTGTAGTAGCTGAAAATAGTGCTAAAACACAAAGAGACCTTGAAATGATGAAAGGTCAATTAGGTAATATAGCACAACAAACAGAACAGATTGGAATGTTACCACGTATAGTACAGGCTGTTAATATAGCTGAACTTATAACTGATTTAGATGAATTAGAAGCTAAATACTTAGAGCGTCAACAAGCACAATCTCAAGCAGAGCAAGAACTTAAACAGGCCGAATTAGCAGAAAAAGAAGCTGATAGAGAACTAAAACGCTACGAGATAGATGTTAATAATGAAACTAAAAAAGATATTAAGTTAATGGAAGTTGAAAGTGCTTTATTAGGTTCAGATTTAAATAATAACGGTATTCCAGATGCTACTGAAGTAGCTAAACTTCAAGCTAAAAGAGAAGAAGCTTTTGCTAAAATACAACTTGAAAAAGAAAAATTAATGGAACAAAGAGCTAAAAGAGAAAGCGATGAACGTATAGCTAAAGAAAAGATTGGAGTTGAACGTATAAAAGCAAACAAACCCGCAGGAACAAAGAAATAAGTAGATAATTGTTGTTTTTGTCTGTTATTACAGATTTAGAAATAATAGATAAATAATTGTATCTTTGTTCTGTTTTATTGAATTAAATTTTACACACTCAAAATAAAACAAGAAAAATGACAGATTTAACATTAAGTGATGAAGCGGTACAAGGTATAGCTTCAAAGTACGCCTTAGAAGAAATTGAAGGCGAGAAAACAGCAGAAGAATTAGCAGCAGAAGAAACGGCAGCAGCAGCAGCGGAGGCAACTAAGTTAGCAGAAGCTGAAGCAGCAGCAAAAAGAAGTGAAGATGGTGGAGATAATCAAAAAGATGAAGATGAAGATGAAGATGAACCTACACCAATATCACATTTGATTAAACAGTACGGTTATAAACCAGAAGATTTTGAAGACATTGACATTAAAGATGATAGTGTTGAAGGAATTAAAAAGTTCTATGATAAGCGTGATGAATTAGTTAAAGAAGCAGCTAAAAAAGAATTTCTATCTACTGACCCAGACATTGAAGATTTAATTAAACATAAACAAGAAGGCGGAAGTATAGAAACATGGAAAGCCAAAAAACAAGCAGCAGAATTTAATTTAGAGTTTAAAGCTGACGATATTGATGGTAAATCTAATTTCTTAGTTGATGTTTATAAGCAAAAAGGACTATCAGAAAAAAGAGCTAAACTTTTAGTAGAAGGTCTTAAAGACGATGATGAATTAGATGCTGAAGTAGAAAAAGAAGCTGGTGCAATTAAAGTTTATCTTCAACAACAAGCTGACCAAAGAATTGCAGCTGAAAAAGAAGTTGCTAGAATAGAACAAGAAGAAATAACTAAAACTGTAACTCAAGTAAATTCAATAATTAAAGAAGGTAATTTACAGAATTTAGTTATTCCAGAAACAGATAGAAAGGCTTTTAATGAATTTGTACTTAGCGAAAAGCTAACTGAAAAGCATGAAAAGTTAACTTTACAACAAAGATTATTTATAGACTATTTAGTTTATAAAGATTTTAAAGTAAAGGGAATTGAAAAACAAGTCGCAACTAGTAGTAATAAGCAAACACCTAGAGTAAGGATGTCTGCAACTACTGGAGGTGATGGTGGCACAGAAGGAAAAGAATGGACTTTAGATGAACTAAGGGCCAAGACAAATAAAACACAGTAAATAAAAACAAATAAACATCTAAAACTATGGCAGCAAAAATAGCACCAGAACTAAAACTCTATCAAGATACATATCGTGATAAAGAGTACAGCTCTATTACAGAGTTATCAAGAGCATTACAAAGTGATGCTACTTTACTTTCACCTATTGTTACTCACATGTTGTATAACGACAAAGAGTACGGTAAGAAAAACTTTCCAGTATTAGCTTATACAGAAGGTAACTTAGAAGCACAATCTAAAAAAGTTAAAACTATCAGTAGAGTTAAACTAGATAACGCTAACTTTGAATATAAATACCCTGTAATGGGCGCACCTAAAAAGACATCTATTGTAGTACGTAGTACTTATGTAGCTGGACAAAGGCCAGGTCTTGCAGGTGGTTTATTTAAAGTAGTATTTGCTGACCGTTGGTTCTATCGTCAACAGTTGTTATACCCACCACATATTCAAGCAGCACAATTACAATCACAAGTTGTAAGTGACCCAGTTGCGGTAGCAGATGGTTGGGAATACACTTTGAAGATTTTTGCTTCTACAAATAGTTTATTTATGCCTCTTAGCTGTTTAACAGCAGGACAAGCTTGGTCAGGTGGTGTAGCTAAAGTACCTTTTGAAAAATCTAAAGGTGTTGAAAGCCGTAGCCAATTACCTAGCATGGCTACTAATATGATTTCGTTAATGCGTAGTTCATATAAGTATGCTGGTAACGTAGCTAAAAAAACCATGATGTTTCAAATACCTATTGATGGTAAGTTGTTTAAATCATACATGGATTATGAGTTATACATGTCAATGTTGACATTTAACGAACAAAGAGAAAACGATATTTGGTGGTCACAATACGGAAAAGCAACTACTGGTGATTTTTATACAGTAGATAGCGAAACTCAAATACCTATTACTTCTGGTGCAGGTATTGACCAACAAATTCCACCAAGTAATAGTGATACTTATTCATTGTTATCTTATAACAAGTTCTTTAATTTAGTACGTGATATTACTTTTAATATTACAGATGAACTTGCTGACATTCATATCTATACAGGCCGTGGTGGTATGGCTGATTTTGATAGAATGATTAAGAACGAATTAAAAGGATTTACTCAATTTATTTCTTCTGAACAATATTCTAGTGGAAGTAATTCACATGAAATGGTTTATGGTAGCTTCTTTACAAGCTTTAGACATGTTGACGGTCAAATGTTAACTGTACATTACCATCCAATGTTTGATAGAGGTCTTATTGCTCAATCAGCTCCAAGACATCCACTTACAGGATTACCTATTACTTCTCACCACTTCTACTTTGTAGACCAAACTGTTTATCAAGGAGAATCTAATCTTCAATATATAGTTGAAGAAGGACGTGAAAACATCAACTTCGTAGTTGCTGGTGTTCATACTCCGCTAGGTTATCCAGAATCAGTTTACCGTTCTACAGATAGAGATGAAACATCTATCGAGAATGTTAGAACTGGAGGTATCCAAATTAAGAGACCTAGTTCTTGCTACAAGTTACTATGTACACTTGGACAATAATCGGTTAGTTGATTTATTAAAATACTACGCTACTGTAAAAGGTAGCGTAGTTAAATCGCAGGATAGAGCAGAGGTAGCTCATTGGACTCATAATCCAAAGGTCGTAGGTTCGATTCCTTCTCCTGCAACAAAACTTTAAAATTAAAATTCAATTTAAACAAAGTATGGAAAATAAAACAACAGTAGTTAGTGATGCTAAACCAGCAACAACTACAGCTACAGCTAAAAAGCCTGTAGTAATCGAACAAAAGTATCATTTAGTAGGTAATGAACGTAAAGGAGGTTATCATCCATTACCAACAAAATTAAGAGCTGAAACTACATCAGCAGGACAAATAGGTAGTCAATTTGTAAATAATACAGGTGCTATTGCAAGAGGATTAAGTACAGACCAAGAAAGATATTTTGCATCAAAACTAATTAACAAAAATCCTAAAGACCAAGGGTTTGATGAAGCGATGACTATGTATTGGGCAGATTTTACTGTAAGTGTTCCTAAAACAGGAGGTGTTAAACTTAACGCTAATTATACAGTACAAGAAGTTAAACTTGATGGCGAAACAGTAGAAATACAAATACCTGAAAATTTGCATGAATATATTAAAGCTAATTTTGTTAAACAAAGTTCAAGAGTAGCTTTTACGACAGAACAAAAAGCTTCTTTAGATTTATACGATTTTATTTTAAACGATTTATCTATTGAAAAACGTGAAGAAGATACAATGTTTAAACTTAAACTAGAGGCTAATAAAAATTATATTGACCTTATTAGTAAGTCAACTGAAAAAGACCACGCTAAAGTTGATTGGGTATTAGACCTATTAAAAGAACCTACAGAGTTATTCTACAACTCTGATTATATTGATAAGTGTAAGCGTTTAGATGAACTTAAAGAAACTAAACCAGCTACATTTGTAAAAGTATACAATGATAATAACTTAGAAAGTAAGTCATTATTATTTAGGTTAAAACAATCAGCTGTTGTTACTGTAGAAGGTAAAGCTATATTCTTTGGTGATGAAGTTATTGGTTCTACAGATGAAGAAGCTATACTTTATTTAAAAGACCAAACTAAATCAGGTATGGTTAATAAAATGAAAGCACAGCTTAACGAAATAGTGAAAGTACGAGTAGTCTAATAGACTACTCTTATTATATATACAATCTAAACAATCTAAAAACAAAAAAAATGAACAAATTATTAATTGCAACAGGAGCTACCACACAAGAGTATGCTTCTATTACAGGTGCTTTAACAGGCAAAGATGCGGCTACTAATGCTGGATTATTGGCTAGTGGTTCTGTAGGTATCTACGGTATTGTAGAACTAAATGCTACAGGTACAGCTGCTTTAAATCTAGAATCTCTTATTACTGAAGCTGCTGCTACAGATACAGCAGGTAAGGTACTTTATTCTGGATTTGATGATACTGCCGCTAACCGTACTATTCGTATTGCACAAGGAGGAACTTTTCCAGTATCTACTGGTAGTTTTGACCGTTTTGGTGTAACTAAAATTACTAGACAAGCTTATGTTGCTCCTGTAAAAGAAGTATCTTTTGTAGGATTTAACGGTGTTAGTGGTAGTTTAGGTTTACCAACAATTACTGCTGGTAGTGAGGCTGCTATTATTGCAGTACAAAAAGAAGGTACTACTAAAGACCAAATGCGTGAACAAGAAAATTATAGTACTGGAGGTTTATTAGCTTCTACAGCTGCTTATGATATTTTATCACCTATTGTAACTAACATAAACACTCAACAAGGTTTAAGTAAATCTCATACTGCGTTTGTAGTAAGTAATGGTAGTTATACTAATACAACTACTACAGGTAATGTTACAGTAACTAAAGGTTCTACTTTAGTTTCTTTTACAGCTATTCCTGCTGCTGGTTGGGCTGCTGCTGTAGGTCAGTTTATTTCTATCAACAATACTGCTGCTGGTGTTACTACAATAAATGCTGCTGCAACAAATGTAAACGGTGTTGTTTATAAAATTGTAAGTATATCTGGTAACGATGTTACTTTAGACAGACCTTATGAAGGTACTACTGCAACTATTACAGGTATTCAAACAGGAGGTGCTGGTGCTGGCGCAATGGCGTTATTAACAGGTACTACTGAATGGGGTGTTAAATTAGTAGTTGACGAGTTTGGTGCATCTTATGATTATGCTAAACAAGGAGTTCTTGAAAATGCTACTTTAACTGCTTCTGTAGCACCAGTAAAAGGATTAGGTTATGGTCCAGATATGGTTAAAATTGAGCAAGGTTTAATTGCATATCGTGGTCAGTTTGATACTTATAGCAAATGGGCTGTACAATTGCCTACTTATGCTAGTGCCTCTACTAACTATGATGTTTATACAATTCAAATGACTCAAGGAACAACTGCTACTGGCGCACCTCATAATAAAACTGCTAACAGCACTATTATGATTGCTTTCCCAACTACTCAAGCAGCTAGTACTTCTTTTGGAGTTATTATGAAAGCATTATGTCCTAACGCTGGAACTAACTACTAATCAGTAAAAAAAACCTTTTACTAAGTATGTTATTACACGAAGCTTATATTCATGTACAACAAGGGCTGCAAAATATTGCAGCCTTTGTTTACAGGAATGTTGAATTACCAGAGTTAGATTACTTCTGGAATAAAGGTACAGATAAATTTATACATTTAGCTATACCTAATTTAGATGATGATGTTAGAGATGAAAGATTTTCTAGCATACAAGCTTCTTTAGACGACTTACGTGTATTAACTGTAAGAAATGCATCATTAGTTTCATTAAGTAATGAAATTACTACTGGCGGATATACTTACAAACAAGGTATTTTACCTACTGAATATAGACACTTATTAAACGACAGAACTATTGTAAGTCCTGTAGTTCCATGTAATCCTGCTAAAACAGCAGAAGTCCCAAACAGACTAACTAAGCAAGATAATCTTTTTAACATTTTAGAAAACAGCTTGCACAAAACATCTATAAATAGTCCAGTATCTAAAATAGATGGTAATATTTTAACTGTTTATAATACCTATAAAGGTCAAAAACAGTTTAATATAGAAAATGTTTTAATAGACTACATTAAAGCTCCTGTTAAAGTAGCTTATTCTACCCCAACTAATCCTACATTAGAGTTTCCAGATAATGTATGTTTTAAAATAATAGATACTACGTTATTATATATAATGAAAGTATCTGAACAAAATCCTAACAAAATACAATTTTTAAGTAAATCTTGATAACAATAATATGGCTTTAATACCTAAAGGAACAGCAACTGTAAATCAAAAAGGAGATATAATAACTTATACAGATATTACAAGTGTGTATAATGGTAGTACTAATCCTACAGGATATGGTACTCCTAATAGAGGTAACGCTAACCATATAACAGATTTTGTTATTACTAAACCTGATGGTAGTGTTGTAACTATTAGAAATAATGAAGCTTTAACAAATCCTACACAAGCAGCTTTACCTGTACTTGTACCAGCTAATGCTTTATCAAAAACTTTTACACCAGCTAATTTAGGATATAGCACATCTACGTTAAAATTTCCTGATGGTATATACAAAATGGAGTGTTGGATGTGGTATAGAATAACTGGAGTAGGTGAAGTAAGTTCAGCATCTTCTGCTTATTTATCGGGCGCAAATTTTAATTCTATAACAGTAGGTTTTGGAGATACTTCTTGGGTTAAAATCATAGACCAGCAACTTAAAGAATCTAATAGATATGCGACAATAGTAGATGGAGAAAACATTACTGTTAGCGAACCTTGGGGAAGTGATTTTACTGTTAGCGAATCAATTAGTATATATGCTGGTTATGTGACTACAATATATATAAAAGTAATAAATGGTTTATTATCTTGTATTCAACCTAAAATGGCTAAAATAAGCATGACTGAAAAATCATGTTGTAAACTGTGTGGTTCTAGCGATATAGATAAGGCAATGGAAGTATTTTTTGGTGTATTTTCTGTAGATTCTCAATTTAAAGTAGGTCTTTATGAAGAAGCTAATAATAATATAATAGCATTAAATAAGCTTTGTGCTTCGGAGGATTGTAAATGTTAACATCAGAATTAACTACTTTAACAACTAATTTAACTGTTATTTTTGCTAGATTAGGTAATACTAGATTATATACAGAAAGATTTGGTACAGAACTTTGTTTTGATAAAGACCAAATTTACAAAGAATTACTATTGTATTCATGGATTTTATCTACATGGAATCAATATGAAGATGGAAAACCTAAAAATAATAACTATATATCTTTAGAAGACTTTAATATAATGACCACTAGAATTAAACTATTAATAGAAACATGACAGAAAGTAACGGTCTTAACTTTGAAATATTTCCAACTATACCAGATGTTCCTTATAAAGCAGAAAATGGTGAGGATGGTAAATCAATATATATTATAAATACTTCAGAAAGTAGTACACATATAAATGTTACTTTTTCTGACGGTACTACTATAAGTATCCCTAAAGGAATTAACGGAACAAACGGTATAAACGGAACAAACGGTATAAGTATAACTAGTATAACTAGAACTAGTGGTACTGGAGGACCAGGTTCTTTAGACGTGTATACTATAACTTATAGTAGTGGGCCTAGTACAACATTTACTGTATATAATGGTACTAATGGCAGTAATGGCGTATCTATAACAAATGCAACTATAGATGGTTTAGACCGACTTATACTTACATTATCTTCAGGACAAACTATAAATTGCGGTGTAGTTGTAGGTACTGATGGTATTAGTGTTGTTGGCTTTTCTGTAGCTGTAAACGGAAATGTTACAGCAAGTATGAGTAATGGCAGTCTATTATCTGTAGGTAATATATATGGAGGAATTTCAGCCGTTTCAGCAACTATTGATGTTGATGGAGATTTACTTATTACTTATCCTAATGGTAGCACTTTAAATGCTGGTTCTATTAAAACAGCAGATTCAGAAATACCTAATGAAGGTGTTGTAGAAATATCTACTCATACTGTTACTGGTGGATTTGCTCCTATAACTGATTTAGAAACTACACTAGTTTGTACTACTCCTTGTAAATATTTAATATTAATAGAGTTAGAATGTGAAGCTATTACTACAGGTACTTTAGCTATTAAAGCTATAGTTGATTCTATAGCAGGCCCAACTTTTAGTAAATACCTTATTAATAAACTTAATAATTTATCTTATGTTTTTATAACAGACAAACTTACTATAGGTTCTCATACTATTACAGTAGAAGCTTCTGATTTAGATGGCGGAACTATAGATATTAATACTAGAAGTATTGCTGTAATAGCTTTACAAGAAGCTATTAATACTTTATCTGTTTCTTCTAACTCTGAACCTTTAAATAACTTTATTACTAAAGCTTATACAGGATATAGATTTATAGCTGAATTAAGTATAGGAGGATTAGATTATCCTGCAGGTGCATTTGGTAAAGGTACACTTAGTACTATAGTTTATGAAGATATTGTTAGTGTAAATACTTTTGTTACACAAACTTTAACAGTAGCTAATGGTGTAGTATATACTAGATGTTATGAATCTACTAGTTGGAGTACTTGGTTTTTACATACTCCTTAAAATTTTTCTTTTATTTTCCCTTAAAAATCCTTATATTTGTAATCATGACAGATGCCGTAGAAAAATTAGTAACAGATGTTACATATTGTAAAAAATTAACTATTAATAGTACTAGTTTTGTAAAAGCTAGTATTAATAATAATACTGAATTTGTAGCTAAACTTGTAGAAGTTAAAAACAGAAGCGGTGTTGATATATTTGTTAAACCTAACGATACTGATGAATTTCCATTACTAGATGGTGAAGATAGAGTTATAATGACTAAAACAATAGGAGATATTAAATTAGCTTTACAATCTGCTGGAACAGCAACTATACATTTACTAATAGAAAACTAATGTTAAATAGTAGAAATACCAGAGCTTTTGTACGTTCTAATAATAGAAGATTTTTTAGAACTAAATCTGTTATTGGTGGTTCTGGATATACCTGTTCAACAAAACAGATTATAACTAATTGGAAAAGCCAAATGACTTCATTTGGTTATACAGTTGGTAGTACAAAATGTCTAGCAGAATATATTAATCCACTTACAACTACCTCAAAAACCGATTGTTTAACCCTTTCATGGGTATTAGCAATGAATAGACTAGGTTATATTATTAATGATTCAACTTGTTTAAATACATACCTAAGAAATCAAATAACAGGCGAAGGTTTAATTCAAGAAGTAGCTTATTGGGACACTATGGATACAAATTGGGATTCTATAGATTATATGTGGAATGAAGAATGGTACAATACTTTATAATTAAAAAACATGGATTTATCAGGAAATAAAAAACCAAAAGATACATACAAAGGAATATTAACTCTAACGGATAATGCAGGGTTAACAACAACCCTAAAATCAGTAGGTGATGGTAATGGAGGTTACTCACCTTTGCAGTTGAGTACTACTCAAATAGCTTTTGCAGGTTTTGCAGGAGCAAGTACTGCTAATATTGTTTGGAGAGCAAATTCAATATTAACAGACTATACAGGATGGCATCAATCAGATGGAAGTTATAAAATTCTTACAAAAGATGCAGCTTCTATTTTTATAAATATAAATGATGGAGTAAATTTTTCTGCTGGATTTAGTTCTACGGGAAGAACTACAATTAATGCTGCTGGAAATTGGTCTTTAGGTGGTTCATTTACTAACGCAGCCCGCCTACACGTTAGAGGGGATGGGACTAATCCTGTGGGAAGATTTGAAGGTAATTCTGGAATAAATATTGCATCTTTTAGGCAGAGTGATTATTCGTTAATATTTGGAATTGGGACTGCTGATACTTTTGCACAAGTAGGATTACAAACACTTAATAATCCTCTTTTAATGAACACAGGCGGAAATGGTCACATGATGGCTTATAGGTCTAATTTTAATCGTGATTGGCCAGGTCCTATGCACTCTTTTTTTGGCACAGAACAAGCCTATAATGCTGCTACTCAAACAAACAACCCTGCTGGTATAGCTTTTTATAATGGAACTTTTGGTATTACTAATGTAGCTGCCTCTACATTCGATTATAGAATGGTTGGTATTACATATACCATTAATAACACCGCAGTATCAAACAGAACAGCCACAGGTATCTTCTTAAATGCTACTGAAACGGCATTGAATGGAATGACACATAACCTTATGGATTTGCAGGTTAATGGAAATAGTAGATTTAGAATTTCAACTTTCGGAGAAGCTACTTTCTCAAATACCGCTACAATTCCTGATGTTAAAACAGCAAATATTTGGAGCGCAAGTAATAACATTACATTACGAAATGCTGCTTATAATGGTTTTAATTTGCTTCAATTTGGCGGCACTACAAATGCTTTCCCTGCAATAAAACGCAACAGTGCAGCAATTGAATTTGTAACTGCTGATGGTGTTAGCGGGTATTGTGATATAGTAGCCAGACAATACACATCATATTACGGAGCTGCAAGCGGTTTTCAAATACATTCAAGTGCTGCTACTGCTTTAACAGGGTTTACAATACAAAGTTATAATACCACACTAGGGGGTAAAATATTAACATTATACAGCACTAGTATTTTTGAAGCAGATGCAACCGCAGGCGGTGGAGTAACTTTAAGAGGGAGTGGAGATACACATACTGCCGAAGCAAGTGCCTTATTTGCTATGAAATCAATAACAAAAGGTTTCTTACCACCCCGAATGGACGATACAGAAGTAAGAGCAATACCAAGCCCTGCGGAAGGTTTAGTAGTTTTTAACACAGATATTACACATTTGTGTATATTTGCTAGTGGTACTTGGCATAAATTAAATTATTCAGGAATGTAATAACAATATAAATTTTAAAAAATCGTGATAAAAGTAACACCCGCATCATTCTTAGCAGTAAGCGAAGATATGCAAACATCAACAAAAGTTGGTTTATTAACAGTAAACTATCAAACCTCATTAGGAACAAAAGAAGTTGAAGGAAAACAAGTACCACAAGGTTACATTGGTAGCTGGGTAATGAACGAACAAGGCACAAATATTATGGGAGTTCAAAAGATTGAGGAAGATACTGACCCTAAGTTTGTAGGTAAAGATATCCTTGCAGTATTGACAACTGATTATATTGCTACATTAAAGGCTTTGAATCCTAAAATAGAAATCGAAAGCACATTATAATATGAACAAAGGAGAATTTTTGATTAAATATAATGTAGCTAGTCAACTTGCTAATAACGCATTTAGCAAATTAGGACTTGCAGCAAAAAAGTTTACAAAGGCTTATGCAGAAGAATATTCTGATTTAGCAGACGAGGAACACTTTATTAGAAAAGACTTTGCCCAAATAGGTGAAGACAAACAAGCAAAGAAAGACCAACAAGGTCAGCTAATAATGGATAGCACAAAAGAAAAAGAATTTGTAGCTGCATTAAAAGCATGGAAGAAAGAGCCTATTGGTTTTGAACTAGACGAATTTACCCCAGTTAAAATTGAAGGTAAGCTATTGTTTTTCTCCCCTGCAATCTATGAGGAACTAAATGGTTTTGTGTTTGATGTAAGTGAAGAAGATTACCTTATAGCTATTGAAGCAGAGGTAGAAAGACAAGACAAAGAAGCAGAAGAAAAAGCTAAAAAATCTAAATAACTAAAACTATGGCAGACTTAACAAGTAAGATAAAACTCCTTATTCAATCGCAGGATGGCGCAAATCAGGATGCAAAGTTGTTTCCTATATTACCTATTCCAGCAACAGTAGGTGATGCCCTTACTTGTAGTAGAGCATTAAATACAGCAACAAGAGTAAATAGTGCAGGTTTAATAGAAACAGTTGCAGCTAATATGCCTCGTATTACTTGGGAAAGAGGTGTTGACCAATGCCCTAATTTGTTGGTGGAGAAAACAATAGAGAATATAAATCCATACTCAGAAGCATTAGATAATGCAGAATATGGTGTAGTAGCTTTAACAGTAGTTACAAATCAAATAGTTTCTCCAGACGGTTTAATTACAGCCGACTTCCTTAAAGAAGACAATACAAATACTACACATAGGTTATATAGAAACAATACATCAACTGTGACAAATGGGGCAGTATATGTAATGTCTGCTTTTATTAAGCCTAATGGAAGAGGTATTTATTTAGTAGATGATGCCCAATCGGCTGCTTATGCTTGTTGGGATTCTAATGGGCTCTTTGTTAGAAGCGGAACAATTATATCTACTTTTACAGAAACGTGGCCTAATGGTTGGTTAAGAGTGGGTTTTTCTTATACAAAAACTAATACAAGTGGTAGGATAAATATATACTTATATGATGGTATTTCTGTAGCAAACCCACCATCTTATCTTGGAGATAATGTAAAGGGGTGTTATGTTTGGGGTTTGCAGCATGAATTAAACACTTTCATTTCAAGCTATATTCCTACAACAACTGTAAAAACAAGAAACGCAGACGTAATATCTAAAACAGGTATAGGAACATTGCTTTCAGGTGCAAAAGGATTGTTTGCTGATTGTTATTTACAAGCAGGGAGTTTAGCAGGCGAAAATGTAAACAGAAGAGTTGTTTCATTATCTACTGGAGGTGGCTCTAATGCCATAGCAATAGGTAGATATGAAGGAATAATAAGGGTTATTGCTAATAATAGTGGTATTGATATTACAGACATATTGATTACAACACCTTTTAAAAATAAAAGGATTAAAGTATTTGTAGCTTTTGATATTGTTGCAAACACTTTAAAAATGTATGTTAATGGGGCATTAGTAAAGTCATTAACTAGCTTTACTGCCTATACACCATCAACTGTTATTGATGTAGGAGGATTTAATGGAGTTAATCAATGGGATGGCTTAATAAAAGCAGTAGCAGTAACAGATGAATTTACCGAAGCAGATATTGAGCAAATAAGTAGTTATCCTAGCTTTGCAAACATGGCTGAACAGATGATGTATGAAATGGTATAATAATAACAATTAAAAAAATGGCAAACGAAAGTTTAATTTTAAGTGGAATAGGGTCTGGACTAAAAGGTGCGAGGTGCGTGGGTAGTATGCTTGGCTATAAACCAACACCGCAAGAAACTAATCCTAATGCGGTATTACCAATAGAAATACCTTTTACAAGAGGTAGTGTTGGAATGGAATATGTAAATGGTTTATGGCAAGAGGCAGCTATCAACAAACCCCGTAGGTATAATGATGCTTATTTGAATGAGCCGTTATCACAGAATCAACTAACTCATAACACAACTTTTACAGGTTGGACACAAGTATTACAAAGTTTTTCAGCAGGTGTTCAAAGCCCCATAAAAGACGTATTGAGCAAAAGAATGCTTGTAACAGGTGTAGGTTCTAATTATCTATTACAAAGTTTAAATGCTACCGTAGGTACAAGAACAGTAACAGCCTCTTTGTTTGTTAAAAATGTTGATTATGTAGGCAATGAACTTTTAAATTTAAATGTATCTGATGGTGTAGTTGGTGGTATGACTGCATACTACAAACCCTCTGATGATACAATAACTTTTAACCATGCACTTAGTTGGACTAATGTTTCTGTAAAAAAAACAGCAGAGGGTCAGGGATTTACAAGAATAGCAATCACTGGAACTGTTACAAGTGCTGCTACAGGATGGTTTGAAATTACAGGAACAAATGGAAGGTCAATAGATATAATAGCCCCACAATTTGAACTAGGCAGCGTAGCAACAAGCCCCATTATAACAGCAGGTGCTGCTGTGACTAGGTTGGCGGATTATTTTGTATTAAATCAAGGAGGTAGTAGTGCTGGTGGAACATGGTTTATTCATTTAAAAAATAACACAGTAGCCCTTAGTAGTTCGGCATCAAGCGCACCTTATGTTGGTTCTAATTTCGCATCAGGTGTTGCAGGGTGGTCGTTTGTTCTTAGACAAGGTGGAGCAGCACAACGTCCCGCTATATGGAAATATGAAAACGGAGTGGGTACGGCTTTATATACAACATTAACAGATGAAGTAAAAATAGCTGTTACATGGAATGGTGTTACAGCCGATGTTTGGGTTAATGAAGTAAAAGTTGTTGCAGGCACAGCATTTGCTACTAGCGTTTTACAATACCTAGCTTCTGGAAATTCTGGCACAATAGGAAGGCCTTTCTTTATTGTTGAACAACGAATATATCCTTCTCAAATAACTGATTTAGAGGCAGAATCTTTAACTACAATATAATTATGAAATCAACATATAGAAAGTACTCATTTGCCACAGAAGCAGAATACAACAAAGCGATAAAAGCTTTAGTAATAAAACCTATTGATGGTGTAGAACAACCACAGATAGAGTTTACTGCTATAC